TCAACGTCAAACTTAACTTGCTGTTGCTGTTCGCCACCCATTGCAACAATAGGGCCAACTAAAGCATCTAATGCAGCTTGACTTACGCCAAACTCTTTAGCCCAGTTTGCTACATGGCCACGAACAGGGTCATCATCTGGAGTTTCACCAAATGCTGAATAATCGTAGTTACCATCTTCTGGAGCTTTATGTTTACCTTGACTGATTTGTTTACGTAAATCAGACCATGATTTTGCGATTGCTTCCAAGTCTGGTTCAGCTTCTTCTTTTTTCCAGAAGTTTTCTGGCCACCAGTCTGGGCGCTCTAACGGACTGTCATCTTCTGTAGGAGCTAGATGACTAATTTCTGCTTTTTGAGGATTCTCTTGTAAGTTATCCTGTGGATTATCGACTGAAACATTATCCAGTAAGCCTTCAGCAGAACTTTCTCCGCCTTGGGGCTGGTTGTTTTCATCTGTCATTTACATTTCCTTTGCTTGTTTTATACGATACTCTAAATCCCGTACAACACTACATTGACCTTCGCGGTAAAATGCAAAGCTAGGGTCAGCTCCAGGTACGGCAACTGGATGCTCGATAATGGTTTGGCGTAACCAATCCATCAATTTCTTTCCATCTTCTGTACCAAAGACACGTAAACACAACTTGTTGTAATCTTCGCGTTGCTGCTTATCATCTCGCACATCTTGCTTGGCAGCCTCTAATCCTTCCCAGCCTTCTTTCACTATGCAACTCCTTGTTTCATTGCTTCACCAGCTACTTGCGCTGCCATCTCTGGATTCTGTTGTGCCATCATTTGAGCTTGTTCAGCCATTTGTTGTTTTAACAAATCGCGTTCTGCTGGTGAATTACGCACAGCTTGTGGCACAGCCATCTTATCAGCAATGTAGTCTAACACAGCATCTACCTTAATTGCTAATTGGCCTTCTGGGCCAGCGCCTTTAGCAATCTGCATAAATTGCAAGATGTTTTGTACATCATCCATGTTTTGTGACATAGCCAATGGAGACACAGGCGTTACCTTAATCTCTAAGCCGTTCACCTTCAATGGCAAATCAATAATGCCACGCTCATCCATCACTTGTAGAATTTTGTTCACAAGTGGAATCATGGTCTCATTAATCAAACGACCAAATGCTGAGCCTAAGTTCTGGCTCAATTCCTTCATACGCTCAACAACCTCAGTCGCAGAACGAGCAGACATATTGTCTGGTGGCAACGATTCGTCTAGCAAAATACGCTTAATGTTCTGGACTAGATCATTAATGATAATTTGCGATACGTTGAAATCCCCAGCGCGAGGTAAAGGTTTCAAACTCTCGCCTTGTGGGCCACCATTGCGCGCTACTGGTATGATCGCGCCAGGGATAATTTTGACAGTCGATGGGTTTAGGACTCCATCGTCAGCTGCTGTATATACACCAGATATAGCCAAGCTAGCATTTTTCAATACCAACTCTTTTACCTTGTTCAATGTTTTGATATCTGGTAGAGCTGTAATCAATGGGCCGCGGCCATAAATCTCGCCAGCAACCTTCATGTAACGGCTAACTACCCACGGACTATTCTTTAGTCTGCGGTACACAATCTCTTGCTTAGTATCTTTAGCGATTACGTGATAGCAATAATCACCACGCTTAGGATCGAATACAGTAGCCTCAATCAGCTCAAAGTCCTCAGTAGGCTTGTTGTCAATCTTAGTTTGTAGATCGTTAGGAATGTTGGCATCTTTCCATTGCTGAATGATTGCCTCACCTTTAATACGCATACGGCGATAGACGTTATCTACCTGGCCATTCGCGCCCTCTTCAAAGGCTACTAAGAATTGCGGTACTGGAATGTAGTTAATTGGAGAGATGTCATCTCCAGGCTGAACCATCATAACTGCCGTGCCGACAGATAGATCAAGCAAGAACTCGCCAATCGCAATATCAAAATTGGACTGCTTGAGAGTTGCAAACATTTTCTCTGTGTAGATATCCAATGCCGCATTAGCCTCAGCCTTGCGGTCATCAGGAATATCTGGGCCAGCCTCTAGGCGGCACCACTTACGCTGTGGCGGGAAAATGCCAGACTGTAATCGGTTGGCAAAGCGCTGTGTAGAGTTAATAGCAGTAGCATCAAATACGCGGTTCATCTTCTTAGCGCCGCCAACCTTACCATCATAATAACCGTCATAGAGGTTACGCTGTGGCAAAGCAAACTCATAGACCTCATCGTATAGATCACGAAAGTCCTCTTTCTTACGCAACGCTATATCGTGGCGCTTTAAAATCTCTTCTGGTTTTAAACGCATCATTTCAGCCATTATTCAAGCTCCATATTATTTAACAACGGTCTTTTATCTAAACGGCCGCTTTTTTGTAATCTTTCAAAATCTTGTTTTGTAATACCTACGGCATCTGGATTCTGTCCTGTACTACGCATGAAATATTCTTTCCACGCGGTAGGGTGGCTTTCTGACTTGAGCATCTTGCCGCTTTCGGTAGATGAAGGCCAATGATATTTGTCTTTATCGTATGGGTCTCTTTCTGGCCCAATGCCAGCCTTCCACGCCGCACGATAATCATAGTCGGTAGTGTTTAAGTCTGGCGGCTCTTTAAATTCTTTTACGTATTCTTTATACCAACCAGTATTGGTTATCCAAGATAAAAAAGATTTTTCTTCGGCTGGCGGCAGTTCTGTAATCTCGGCCATATCAGTCTTTCTTATGTCGATTTGCAAAGTTACGAGCCGCTTCTTTGCTACCAAAGCCCCACGCCTTTAACGCCAACTTTAAGCGAGTTGGTCTGCCTTTCTCATCTACTAATGGGCCAGCCATGCCACCAAATCTAGCCGCAAACGATACGCGCCGTGGGTTGGTGCCAGACTTCAATGGAGCCTGTAAGTTACCGCCCTCTTTGCGTTCAAAGTATTTACGGCCAGCCTCAGTAAGACCGCCTTTAGGATTCTTATGCTCTTTCTTCATTCGTACCACTCAATACGTAAGTTAGCTGGATGAGCCTGTGAATTAACATTAGTAAAACGAAACAGATATGTTGTTAGTGGCTTTAAAACATAGTCAAATGTATAACCAGCGCTACCACCACCCTTGTTTCCAGCTGGCACAAACTCAGCATAAATTTCTGTACCCAAAGCGGATACAGTCGGAGCTAATACTGCGGCCGCAGAACTAGCAGTTGTAATCACTCGATTACGTCTATTGATAGTCATTGCTGTACCGCCGCTAGTTGTTGGCGCCTCATATACATAAAACTCAGACTCGCCTGGACTTTCATAATTAAACAAAGCATGAGGCGTATATCCAGCTGGCCATGCAATAGCAATATCAATACTAGCCCCAGCACCCAATCCAGCGGCATACGGATAAACCTTATAAATGTAGTAAGCTCTGCCCTCATGTAAACGCAAATGATTTACATCAAGAACTGGGAATGGTCTATCTGAGCTGGTTAGATATTGATTGCCATCCTTATCTACATAGCTTGGTGATACGTGTCGAGACTTAGTAGTGAGCGATTCGCGCTCAACAAGAATGGCCATTAACTGTCATCTTCCTCATCTAAATCCATCGCCTTTTTCAAATCCATTTCATTTGGCTTTGAGCGACCTTGTTGCTTAGCAAGCATCTGCGCTACTTTCTTATGAAATGCGCTAGGCTTTTTAGGCATATCCTCTTTCTCATCTCCGTTTAAATAAACTTCGATTTTCATTTTTTAGCCGCCCTCATGTTAATAACATTTGAACTATAAGAACCACGTTCATCCAAATATCTTATTGCCATATCCAATATATGCGTAGAATCTTTGGCCATGCCTAAAAGAGAGTTACAGTTTAAACAAAGTATTCCTCTAAACTCGCCGTTTTCATGGTTATGATCTATTGCATATCCTCTTTTTCTGTTTTCATAAGTCATTAAATCTGGCAATTCTGAATCACAAATTGCACAGCATCCTTTTTGTAACTGCCAAACTTCCAGAAACTCTTTGTGAGTAACGCCATATTTATATTTTAAATGTTGCTCTAACCTTTTTTTAGGTTGTCTGCTTGCCCAGTATTTTTTTTTCTTTTCTTTCTGACAATCAATGCAACAGTATTGACCTTTCCAATACTGGTCTAAAGATTTATCAGTTTTGCAAACTGGGCAATTTTTCATTTTTGTGCGGCCCGTAAGTTATCGACCATGTTTGGATAAGGTCTGCCAGCTTTCTTAGCCATTTGTTTGGCTGCTGCTTTTTGCATAGGTGTTAGTTTTTTAGACTTACCTAATTCTTTTGGTCTTTCCT